GCGGATCGCCGTCGGCGCCGAGCACAGCGACGGATCTCTCGTTGGTGACAATAAACGTCCGGCCGATCGGCGCATTGGCGACCGGCGCGAGAAGGGTGGACACGGTGGCGTCCGGCACCCAATGCAACAGGCGGGTATCGGCGCTGCCCATCGCGAGCAGATCCTGCCCCCAGTTGTCGAGCGTGACAGTGTCGCCGGGACCGGCGCGTGGATTGTTGGTGACGTCGGGTTCGCGTGGCGTGCCATAGTCACCGTCACTATAAAGACCGATGCCCCAACCATCGATCAGATCGGCCGCTGTGCCCGGCTGAAAATCTCCCGGCGAAATAACATGACCGGTGGTGTCCCAGACCTGGATCTGCTCGAGCGCCGCCGCGGCAATCCAGCGCTGGGTGGTATTGTCGCGCCAGGACAGCGACGTGCGAACCGGACCGCTCAGCTGCAGCGACGGTAACTGCAGCCAGCCGCCGATCGGCTGCATTTGTCCTTGTCTCCAGCGCACCAGATTCGCGTCCCACCACGTCCCGCGCGACGCCTGCGACGTCGCCTGGCGTTTGATCCCTGGCGGCAATGCGATCGCTTGGCGCGGCATCAGGTCACGTTGAAGACGTTGCTGTCGGCGCGAATCACGGTCATCGCGGCGACACGCACGCGGATCTGCACCGCGGTGCCGATCACCATGGTGACGTTACCGGACCATGTGCCGGCGGTCACCGTCATCGGCACGTAGGTTCCCTCGACGCCGGCAATCAGCGGCGCGCAACTGACCGCGGTGGCGGCAGGCGACACCGTGCCGGACACCGGCACTGCGCCCGCGACGTGGTTGGCGACCGCGGCAATGGTCACTGTGGGCGGTGCGCCGACCGGCGGTTTCGCAGCGGTCGGCGTGTCGGCCGGCAGCGTGGTGCCGGCGGGGTTCTCATCGATCAGCACCGACCAGCCAGGCGCATTCGGCACCATGAAACGGCCGATGCCGACCATGCCGGACAGCCAGCCGATGCGATCGAAATAACCGCCGCCCTTGCCACCGACGAACCGCGAATAGCGCGCGGCGTTGGCCGGCAGCCAAAGCGGTCCGGTGGCGCTCGCGTGCCCGGTAGGCAGCATCTGTCCGGCAACCTGAACCATGCACGTCTCCCTAGATCGCCCGAATGATCCAAAATACCAGCGCGGTGACCTGCACATTAGGATGCCCCTGGCCGCCGCCGTGGAAATCGGTGGCCAAGGTATGCGCGTGATTGCCCGCCTGATCGGTTTGCGCGGCAACGGAGATGAGCTGAGCGCCCGCGCCAATAGCAAAGCCGGAGCCGCCGGGCAGCGAGTAGAGCGTATAGCCGTGGCTATGCTGGCCGTCCGCGGACGTGTTGCCGCCATGCTGATGCGACGGCATCTGCGAATCGTTTAGCGCGACAAATGGCGCGCCGCCGATCTGACCGGGCGTATCCGGCGTAATGAGACCACCGAGCCGGCCGGTGCCGCCATCATGGCCGGCGAGCACGCAGCCGCGCAGATCCGGGATACCGAACGTCGTGACGCCGTCGCCCCCGTAACGCGTTTCGAGAACGCCTGACAGGGCCGGATAGGTGGCGATCAACTGCGTGCCGCCAACGCAACCGAGATAAGGCGCCGGCACATGGGCGAACATCGGCCAGGGGAAGATGCTGCCGATCGGCACGCTCCCGGCACCGCCCGCCGACACCTGGTTCTGCAGCGTCGCGACCTGGCTCTGCAGCGTGGCAATCTGGTTTGCCAGCGTGCCGTAGTGACTATCGAGGATGTCGCCGTTGCTATTCCATTTCGTGCCCCACGTTGAACGCGAAGCACCAACCTCCGGCTTCACCAGACCAAGCACAGGGGTGGTGGTGTCACCCATGACGCGGCTCCGTCATTTCGTCACCAACCCTTCCAGCACCTCGATCCGCGCCATCGCCTCCTGCAACGCCCGCGTAACCGCCGCCAGCACGGTCCACGGGTTCGGACTCTGGATGCAATTGGCTTGATCCTTCTCCCCCGTTGCCGCGTTCGCTGTCAGCGTCTCCTGCAACTCGTGAGCAATGAAACCCCACCGCTCCACATCGTCAGCGGGAATGAACGGATCATCCGCTGCCCGCGTCTCATTGGGTGGCGTATAGTCCTTGTGCTTATAGCTGACCGGTCGCAACGCTTTGATTGCCTCCCACATCGCCCCCAGCGGTACTACATCGCGTTTGATCCGATAGTCAGATACAAACGTGAACTGCCCCATATAAGAGGCGTCAATGTAAAGATGAGGCGTGCCATTCCAGAATATATTGAATACGGAACTGCCCTTCGCAGCGCTGATTCCTGCCTGACAGATATAACCGTTAACGCTGTTGAAACTGCCAGTGGCATCCACCTGACCGCCAACGTTGACGGTGCCGTTGACATTCAATCCCCCGGTAATCGTATCGCCTGATTTGTAAACATACCGGCCATCGGAGGTTGCTGCCGTGTAGTAGGCTCCCAATGACGCCGTTACCTGTGCCCCGGTCTGATAGTTACTCGGATTTGACGCGGCATACTTACTCGTGTCGCTCGGATGCACATGATCCGCTCTTGCAAGGGTCGTAAATGTGCCAACCGCGGCGGTGCCATTCATCGTCGGGGTCGTCACCGACACCTTGTTGTCGACGTATTGCTTGGTGGCGGCCTGCAGGTTTGAAATGGGATCCGCCGGCAGGGTCATCGGCACCTGCGCGGTGACCGCGGTTGCGGAATACTGCATCACCGCGACGCCACCCGCGCCCAGGAACATCGTCGCGCCCAGTTTCCAGAAGCCTGCATCGGCGGCGCCGATCTGCAGCGCGGGCGCGGCGGCGGTGCCGTTGGTCGTCCGCGCCCAACCGGTCAACACGCCTCCGGTCAACGGGAAATACCCCTGCTGCAGCTGGTCGAGCTGCTGCAGAGCGGACTGCACGTCGGTCTGCCCCTGGACCGCCGGGGTGACGGTCACCGTGGACGCAGGGATCGCGCCGGCTGGCGGGGAACCCAGCGCAAGATGCACCCACTCAACGCCATCGGACACCAGCCAGTCACGCTGGTTCAGCGCAACATGCGGCGCATTGCCGATGCCGGTGCCGGCCGTCGTGGTGACCAGATACGAATTGTAGTTTGCCGGGCTGGCCGGCGGCAGCGGGCCGTCCGGGAATGCCGACGCGGCGGAAAATTCCGCGTGGTCCGCCACCACGTCGTAAGTGCCGATGAACAGCAGTTGGCCGGAAAGACTGTTGACCTCGGTGCGCAGAGCCGTGATCTGGCTATCCAGCACATCACAATTGGCGTTCAGCAGACCGCCCCAGATATCTTCGTCACCGCCGACCAGGGGCTTGTTCAGCCCAAGGTTCGGCGTGGTGATATTTTGCAGGTCAACCGTAGCGTCGCTCATGCCGCCCTCCGACACGGACTGTCGACCAACGGCGCCCAGACGCCCTCGCACGGCTCGACCGGGATGTGGTCCCACAGCAGCCGGCCGGTCACACCGACCGACGCGGCGGCGTTTATGCTGACCAGCGCATGCAACTGCACCTCAGAGACCACGCCGACGAACGAGCTGCCGCCGAGCACAGCGCGGCCGGTGGAAAAATCCCGGCTGTAGGCAGCTGCGCCATAGAGACCGCGGCCAAATTTACTCGCCATCAGACCAGCCCCACGACAAAGCCGCCGGTATTGATCAGGAACACATCACCGATACCGACCAGCTTCGGCGTCGCGGTGATCCCGTCCGGCCCGAGCATCAGACCATAGGCCAGCAGATTGCCGACGACCGGCGCATCGAGCAGACCAGCGGAGAGCACCATTCCCCAGTTCGCAGTCGCCACCGACCACGCCACCTGGGCGCTGTTTTGTATCGTGGCGGGTGCGCCAGTGGCGGCGGCAAAAGTAATCGACTGGCGCGTGTAGTTGGGATCTCCCGTGACCTCGACACCGGCGCCAGCCGGTGTCGGGTTCTGGGTATAGAGCGCCACGTAGACGTTGGGCGGCGGCACGTAGGACGAGCCCGGCACAAACGCGTGGTTGAGCAGGCCGCCCGCGAGATAGGTCGAGAACGTGCCCATCGCGTTTGGCGTCGTTGCCCGCGCCACCACGCGGCCGGAAACCACCGACCGAGCGCCGGGAGCGGTGCGAAAGGACTCTGGCCGAATCATCGAAGCGATCTCACGCGAGCCGCCGATACTGCTGACGCAGCCTGGTGCCCTGCCAGCGGGCGCGTTCGCTCTCGCTGTTGGCACCGTTGATTTCCGCCTCGTAGAGGCCGGACCAGGTTTGCACGCGAGAATCGTCGCGCAGGAACGGCGCCGACTGCACCAACGCACCATACAAATAGATCGCCGGATATTGCGTCAGCACCGCGGTGGTGTCGGTGTCCAATGTGCCGAGCGCCTGGCGCTGGTAGTAGGCCAGCTCGAGGTTGGGCAGCTCGGGCAGCGGATTGCCGGCGTCGGGAAACGGCGACAGCTCCATCTCGGATCCGACGATCGAATATTGATAGGGTTGCCCGTTGTTCCACGGGATCGCCGGGGGAGAATAGCCGCTCCAGGCGGGATCGCCGGGGATGTTGAGCACGCGTGCCCAGCGCGCATTCGCCAGCTCGCCACGCGGTTGATAGTTCAGCTCGGGGCCGTTCTCGAGCCGCACGTCGTAGGCCTCGAGGAAATCACACGGCAGCGGCGTGTATTGCGATAGCACCGGCTGCGTCACCCGGGTGATCATGCACCGCGCGCGCAGCCGCATGTTGATGTCCTGCTCTCCCAGCATGACAAACGTAGATACCGCGTCGAAATCGCTGACCGGCGAGCGGAACGCCAGGCGGTGCAACCATGCCATCACCGCATTGGTCAGCTGGCTACGCGTCATGCCAACCGCCTACCGTTGTCGACGCGGAGATGACGGTTCTGCGGATCCGAGAGAAACAGCAGCAGCGCCCGCTCATCAGCGATTTTCCCGCGATAGTCGAGCAGGCCGAGCTGCATCATCTGCACCACCACCACGTTGGGGATGCGCGCGACGTGGCGCAGCGCCGCCGGATTTTTGACCGGTTCAAACGCATTGGCGTCGCGTTTGTTTTGCTCCAAGATCGGCACCACGTTCTGGTGGTGCCGGATCATTGGAATGCCGGTTTCGCTGTCGCGAAACACCGTGGCGCGGGTCAGCGCCAGCGGTGAGATGCTGTCGTATAGTTCGTCGCGTTGCATGCTACGACAGGTCGCCGACCATCGCGTGGGCTCGCGGCGCGGTCATGCGCAACGTGCCTTCAAAAATCACCCCGCCATCGGCCGCGTCCCCGACTTTGGCGAACTCTTCCTGAACCATGTCACGGCCGGGCAATGGTGCGATCTCGGCGTAGTCGGGATCCCACAGCTGGAGGATGTTATCGGGCATGAAGATATCCGGCGCGGTTTGCAACTTACCGAAGTCGCTCAGGTAAACATCGACCGCGCCAACGATCGTCACCGGAGCAGGCTGCGTTGCCTGCACGATGTTCTGCGCGACAATTGCATTGCCTGCGCCGCCTTGCGCCAGACCAGTGAAAACGCGTTTGAGACGCGGCGACATCACCACGAGGGACGGATGGCCGCCTTGCGTATAGGCCTGCTGCATGGCGTCGGCCACCATGTCTAGGATGAGCGTGCGCGCGGTACCCGCGGTCGGCGCCGTGGTGCCGTTGCCGGCCGTGGCAAGCGAGCCGGTTGCGCCCATAGAACCATTGGTGACCCAGGTCTGGAAGCCCGACATACGCCTTGGGTCGGTGGTGGTTTTGATGGTGGCGCGGGTGATCGTCCACTCAAGGTCGCGCCTGACTTCTTTGCCTTTGAGCAGAGTCTGCCGATCAAACTCGTCGCCGCCGACGCTATTCGACGCACGAAAGGTATTGCTGACGGTGACGGCTCGGAACATAATTTGACAGACGTTTTGGAACCGGTCCGGTGCCCTTGCGCCCTGCGCGGTGTAGCGAAACCCTTCCGGTTGCGCATTATCATCCGCGGCGTTGAGCTGCTGAACCAGCCAGTCGGTCACTGGCTGGGTCGCCTCTTTGTTGCCGATCGCGGAGACGACGGGAGTCATGAATGGTTCGATTTCATAGATCAAATCCGCGAGGTCTTCGGGGACGTTGCCGACGCCGGTACGTGGGGTGATCACCGTGTTGGCGATCGCGGCTGCCTGCGGGGGAACGGCCATGCTGTTGCACTCCTGAACAGAGGCGCGCGGTGCCTAGCCGCGCGCGTTGGGTTGCGTTCGGGGTTGTGCGATCAGCCGAGCGGCCAGCGGCGCGGCGTGGTCATGCCCGCGGGCAGAGGACTCCGGCGTCAGTCGTTCTCAGTCGCTCGCGCAGCACACGGTGTGGTCATGCAAGCAGAGGACTCCGGTGCCGGCGGATCGGCGCGCGGCGGCGCGGTGTGGTCATGCAAGCAGAGGACTCCGCGACGTCGCGGAGGGGAGCTTCATAGATCACGCAATCGCGCGTCAATCGGCGCATCGCTGCGCCGGGCGCAAACCGGAAAACCGCAATCTTGGCAAAAAGACCGGCCGGCGTAGGAAGGATGGATGCCTGGCCGCCGGCCGGGCGCAGTTTCAGGTAACCGTGGGTGACCACGGATTTCGCTACCTAGCGCAGCCGCCCGAGTCGCGGCATCTCGGGCGATTCGCGCGCTTCGCGCCTGGCGCGCGCGACGGCGACCGCGTCCTCGAGCGTGCGGGTCTGCGAGAACCTTTCCTCCAACTCGGTCAGGCCCGCGGCCTGCGGCTGGCGGCGGTTCGCCCCGTTGCCATTGACCGTGCGCGTGCCGGCCGGCTGCGGCGTGATGCGTTGGTTCATCAGCCGGTCGTAGTTCAGCGATTTCCAGGCCATTAAAATTTCGCGCGGGTCGAGCACCTCGGCGGTTTGCACCTGCTCGGCGGGATAGCCGAGCGACACCGCGTGCTGCGCGATCGCCTGCTGGATCAGTGTGCGCGTTGCCGGATCCGCCCAACCCGGGATCACCCGGCACAGCACCTCGTGGCCGATCTGCATCAAGTGCTGTTTGCGCTGGAGGTCTTCCTGCGCGCGCTGCTGCTGCAGCTGCGACTGCTCGGCGGCGGCCTGTTGCGCCATCAGCAACCGCCCCATCTTCTGCACCGAGCCGATCGGATCCTCGCGGCTCAATTTGTCCCAATCGACTGGCTGGGAAAATTCCGCCGCGTGTTGCGCAGTGTAGGCCGGCAGCCGCTGCTCGAGCGTCTGGCGCGCCACGGCGTATTGCTGCTGCGCCTCCTGGCCGCGGCGCAGCTCGATCGCCGCCTGCTGGGATTTCCGCCGGTAGTCCTGCTCGCGCAGATAGCCGCGGCGCAGCTCGTCCACCGTCACCGGGACCAGCTGGCCATCGACGTCGACCTGCACCACCAGGCCGGCGACATCTTCCTGCGGCGCCACACCTGGCAGATGCGGCTGCTCGGTGTAGGGCATCACTGCATCCGGCGGCGGCAGCTGCGGCGGGTCCGCGGCCCCCGACACCTTCGCCAGCGGCGTCGGCTGCAGCGCCGCCTCCATCTGCCGGGGCACCGGCGACAGCTGTTCGTGCTGCGCTGGCGGGCCGCCCTGGGCAGCCTGCGCGGCGCGGCGCTGCTGCAACTTGCGCAGCGCCTCTTCGATGCCGAGCCCTAGGTTCGGTGGCCTGGTTTCCTGGCTTCTAAACGGCGGCTCTTGCGACGGCGGTCCGGGTAATTGCGGCGCGTCTGACATCTCACCATCCCTCACGGAGGCGCCGCTCGCGGCGGCCTAGCACTTTTTCATCCTCGAGCACGCGCGCCAGCACACGTTGCAGCTCGAAGATCGCGCGGATCAGGAACCATTGCTGCTCGCGCTGCATCGGGTTCTCCGTCGTGCGCCAGGTATGCTGCGCGGACTCGGTGATCTCGAGGAACGCCTGCTGCAGCAGCGGATCGTGCATCAGCTCGTGGGCGCGGCGCAGCTGTTCCTCGCGGCTCATCACCAGGGGCGGCGCGTCACTCATGGCGTGGCGCCGCTGGCGGCCGACCGTCGGCCGAGCAGGCTGAACAGATTGCTACCGGGATCGGTCGGGGAGGGGCGCTGCACCCAGGGGCGCAGCGGCAGCTTCTGGGTGACCGGGCCTACGGCTTGCGCGAACCCAGGGACTGCCCACGGGCCAGTGCCGCTTTGGCGGCCAGATATCGCGGATCCCGCCGCGTCAATTCGCGGGCCAAGCTGGGTGAAAAGCTGGTCACCAACCCGCTGTAGGTTGGCGGGGAGTCGACTGAGGGCGGCGATGTAGCCGGATCCAGTGGGATCTGCGGTCCAGTCATGGGTGAAATAGCCATAGTCCGCCCTCGCGCGCTGCAAATCGGCCGGTAGGCCGGCGTTCCTTATAGCGCTTTTCACCGCCGTTTGGAAATCGGAATTACTCATGCCGCTGTGCTGGTTGAGATTGATCACCCGCACGCCATCCGGCGCCGGCTGCAGCACGACGTGGTCGAGGCCCGGCACCTCTTCGAGCGCTGCCTGCAGCACGGGAAGATGCGCCGCCGGATCAGCCGAGCGCGACAGGACCACGTTGGAATTGGCGATGGTCGGTTCAGCCTTGATCGGTGCGCCATGCGCCACCCAAAACGCGTCCGGCTGACGCAGCAGCGTCGCCCTGATCAGCGAACCGGCGTCCATCAGCGTGCGGCTGGCCGGCTTGATGCCATCGGCGGTGACCGCGGCATAGGCCCCGCCAGGCACGCCAGGCGGCGTCAGCAGGCCGAGCGAGGAATTGACGATGTCGCGCCCGTTCTGGTCGGTCAGCAAACCTCTGGTGGACGCCTGGAACGCCCCCTGCGCCTGCGCGTCGGCGACCGCCGGCCCGAGCAGCGCCGGGCCGGCATTGTGCGCCTGCGATTGCTGCGCGGTCAGCCGCTCGAGCGCGTCGCCGAAATTGAATCCGATCGGTTGCGGGGCGCCGGTTTGGCCGGCGGATTTCTCATGCGTCCAGAGCGCCGCCTGCACCTGATCGGGGTTCCAGCCGCCGCCGTCGACGTTGGCGGCATTCAGGTCACGCGCCGCCTGGTCGTACATCAGGCGGACGTAGTTATCCTCTCCGGTGACCGGCGTTCCGCTGTAGGGCGATTTGTTGGCGTTCTGGAATCCAACCTGGCGCATCGCCCAGATGTCATTGGTGATGTTGTTTTTGATGCTGGCGGCCATATCCGGGTCGAGATAGCGCATCGGGTTCTCGTAAAACGGCCCGGTTTTGCGCGTCTCGGGGAGGATATTGCCATAGAGCGCGTCCTCGAGCGCAGTGTTCTTCTGTCCGCTCGACACCCTGATCGGTTCACCCAGGAGGGACTGCGTCCAGGCGTTCACCGCGAAATTGCTGTTGCCCTGCACGTCGGTTTGCGGGCTGGTGATGGCATGCGCCGCCGCCGCCCGGCGCGTCGCCTCCATGTCCTGCCCGGTGGCGGCGTTGAACGCCTCGCCGCTGTCGCGATACCAGTAGCGCGGCGCGCTGGCGCCAGGCGGAATACCCACGGTCATGGCGGTTGCCTGGTCGATCATGCGCTGGCGTTGCTCGGCGATGCTGGCTGGCGACGTGACCGTGGGCGGCAACGTGACCATCACATCGGCCGGCGCGCGCGCGCCATACAGATCAACGCCGCCTTGAGCGATATGTTGATCGACCATCTGGCCGATCGTGCGGCCAAGCCCCGGCGTGGCATCGAGCAGCGTATTGTCCTGCACGCTGCGGCGATCGACGCGGGCGATATTGCCGGCCGGCGTGTTCACTCTGAGGCTGCCCAGCAGGCCTTCCTGCGGTCTAGCCAGCGGGTCAACCGTACCGAGCAGCGACATGGTGCCTTCCGGCGTCACCGTGCCGGTGCGCGGTCCCTGCGACAGGTCGTAGCCGCCCTGCAGCTGCGCGCGCACTGACGACGGCAGCGCCAGGCGCAGATCGCCCGTGCCGGTATCGCGCGCGATCGGCAGCACCGAGCCATATTCCGTGTTCGGCGCGGGCGCGAGCGCAGCTGACAGCGCATCGGGCGGCAGA